TTTAGCTTCTTTTTCGCTAATAGCACCCAAAGCACCTCCTTTTGGAAATGCTGATTTATTGTCTGCAAGTTTGCTGATGATTTTGGCTCGGTCTGGCATAATATTATTATCCTGCGGTTACTGGTTTAGGTGGTGCAGCAATTTGACTTACTGCGTTAGTTTGTGAGGGATTCGATGTTCCAACTGCTTCTCCCATTGCGGTAGCTTGTGCAGTAGATGGTCTACGTCCACCTCCTCCACCTCCACCACCTGCTGCTGCTGCTGGAAATAAATCACCCTCGGAAATTGGTGCTTGTCCTGCTGTGAGATGAGTAATTGCTTCAGAAACTGCCTTTTTGTATTCGGCAATCTGCTTTTTGTCTGCACCCTTCGCTTCAGCGTTCTGGACGTGTGCGATAAAGTGCTGCACTGCCGATTGTAGGGGTTTTACCATCTCTGGAGGCATAGACCCTGCTGGAGCAGAAGAAATCAACGGGAATAGCTTCTCCATGATGGTCTGGATGTGCAAGATATCATTGTCCCGTGGAGAGACTGGAATGTCCTCACCTGAGATAATGCTCTGAAGTTCGATAATCTGCTGACGAGTTGCCTCGATTGCCACTGCTTCAACCTGATCTTTCGGAAGGATGACTTGGTTAGCAATGGATTCACCCACTTTTCGACTCCAATCAAGTTTCATTAGCTCATCTTGGTTAATTTGTGGGTTACCAGTGTACCTTTGGATCAGAAGATCAAGGATTGCAGCGTCTTGACCCTCGGTTTGTGGAAGAAGTTCCTCTGCTGGAGAGAATGCCATCAGCAAAATGTCGCTAGGAGGTAAATTACGCTCCAACATGGCTAAAACGCACGAAACTGCCTCTTCATCGAGGTGTCTAGGGATCTCAAATGGCACTAAGAACGATGGAATCTCGGATTGTGCCTGTTCAAATGCCTCAACAACCTCTTTTTTAGCCCACGTTGCGTTTTGATTCTGAAGACGAGCAAAATCAATCTGCGTTTTTAGTTCAGATGCGGCTTTAACGTGTTCTGGATGGCAAATTCCACGTTGCATACGCTCAACTGCCTTGGAATACTGCTTAACCCAACGCATTAAGATGCCTTCGCGGATCTGGTTTTCAACGGCAGCAATGCGGTTAACCTCGGATGCGGTCTTATCTCCACCCGTGATGTTCATTACGGATGATGGAAGGAATGTTCCCATCTGAATCTCAGCCAATCCAGACATGAATTGATCCAACTTAATGAAATCTTCCACATCAGCGGGGATTGCGGACTGAACCACGTCATATCCCTCCGCGACATAGGCAACGGGATGCATTACTTGAAGCGGAGGAATGCCTGTTTTAGCGGTTGGGCCTTTCTTCAGAAGTAGCATTCCGCGCAGATACGAGTTATCGACAATCAGATTTCGAGCTTTGTCGATAGCAATGTGCGTGTTGTATAGATCACGTCCCGCACCACGGGAAGACATCAAAGCACCAGATCCAATCTCGATAGAGAATAAGGCGATTGTATCCGACATTCTGTTGTATCTATCCAATTGTGTGCAGATTTCATCTCCACTCTTATCATCGAACAAATAGCGTGAGATTTTACCAGTTGGTTCTTTGATGAGCAACTCACCTAGCTCAACGTATTTTGCATCGTTTTCGTAGCTTGCACCATAGGATCCTTCTCGCACCCAGTCCTCATAGCGTCGAGCGTCATCATCAGAATCCAAAGTGCGTCCCGCTGGGGTTGCGCTGTTGATTGCTTTGATTAGATTGTTGATTTGCCAACCTGCAAGTGCAGAGAGTCTTGGTTGTTCAAGTACTGGAAGCAATTCAGCAATCTGGTATCGTCTTTTCCTAGCCCAAATCGGCGTTGAATCCGCTTCCTGTGGGGTTTCGATGCTGAAGAACGTATAATCTTGGCGCAGGAACTCTGGTTTCCAGTCACGAACGTCATCCCAGCAGACAGCACAAAAGCCAAAGGTCGTATTCTCATGCGTTACTTGAGCCACTAGATCATCGTGACCTTTCCAACCTCGGATGCATTTCGTGATTTCTTCACGAAAAATCTTTGTTTTGTTTTCTTCGCTAACTCCCTCTAGTGGGAACTTGGAATATGTAAGTGTTGGTGACTGCTCAATTACCTGTTTAAATGGTGGTTGCAATCGGCTAACCATCGTAGACAGAAACCCAGTTGGGCGATTACTACGCCAATTCTGACCCATGCTTTCCAGTTTTTTAGCACTATACGGAGGTTCATTATTTAGCTTCTTCTGAATAAGTTGGTTCTTGCGGTTTCTCTCAACATTCTGTTGTTTCAACCTGCGATATGCAGAATGCGCTTGCTGGCAGTCTTTAAACGTCCGTTTAACCTGCAATGTATCTGGATTTACAACGTCACCAGTGGCGTTATCGTCAACAATCTCCAGTTCGGAAATACGTTGCTTGTCCGATGGTTTCATAATCCGCGCAGCTTTCGATGCGTAGACGTTGGTGACTTCTGCTGGAATTGGTTTGGTTGTATCTGCCATATTATTTGAGATTTAGCCAGCAATCTACTGGCAAATTTTCTGACGGGGAAATGCTGTCGCGGGACATAAAGACTGCGGACTTGTTGTCGTGACGTAGCAACAAACAACCACCTAGTGACTTGGAGGTCTTTGTCTCTTTAGCCTGTCTAATGCTTGCACTTAACCTATCCGTTGCCTTTACGCAAGCACCACAACCGCTTTTCCACTGCACGTTCTGCTTGCAGTTAAGGCAAATCTTTGCGCGTTGCTCTGCCAACTCACTAGATACAAGTGCTACTTCTTTTGAAGAATTGATAACATTCTTAGCCCAGATCGTAATGTCGTTTAGCAACTCCGTCTTTTGACTAGGAGTATTCACGGATGTTACAACAACCATATCTACTCCATGACAAAAATTAGGGTTCTTGGAACAGATGTACGAATTGACATCGCCCTCAACGTCACCAACTGGCAAATGGTTTTCTGCGCGAAAATTCGTGACAACCTCAAGAAGATTGTCATAGCTATGACCAGTGAGTTTTGCATCACCATCGTAGTAATGCCAACCCCCCGGTGGAATCATTCCAATTATCGGTTTTGCCATGAATTTTTGAGTTTTACGTCAGATTTTTAAGGTTTGCAAGCAAATTCTTACTTATTTATCAAATTAATTGCTGAAATCCACATATTCGTAACTTTCAATTCCAGTATGTTTTTTCTGGAAAACAAACTTTTCTGGTTTCGGTTCGGTCATCGTAGCAACCACTCCACCCCGTTGACGCATGAGGTAGACCAGCAGGGACAGGGAATCGAGTGCGTCAGGACTATTTTGCCTAGTCCGTTTCACAAAGTCCCCTTTGCTCTCGACTCTCACCAACCCCTGCCCCTGCTGTTTGTACCGCCGCGAAGTCGCTTGACGAACCAACTCCTCGGTACGGAAACTAGGCGATATTTTTAAATACTCAAACTCTAGGTACTTTGCAAGTCCGAAAATCAACTCAGTAACAACTCCAGAGTATAACTCATTTGCGCGTTGTGTATCGTCTCCAAGAATATGGGTTTCGGAACTAGCCCATGAATAATTGACTCCCATAACTTCACTTCCGTACAAGGATCTCAACGCATCGTGGATACCTGCTCCGTTTCCAGTTCTATCAACACATAGCCAATTTGCCCCAATCCGCATCTCCTTTGCGAAGCGGATAATCTCTGCGGTCTGCTCTAGTGTTGCCAATTTCGGGAACTGCATTTGTGAATCCAACTGCAAACACGTTTTGGGCTTTTTGAATTCGCGGAATTGTCCGTCCCGTGGAGTCCATCCATCGCAAAGTCCGTATCGCCCGAATGAGCAAACAACCTGATCCCTGCCTTCTAGTGCCAAATCGAACGCTGCTAGAGGCACTACAGGCCCAATAAACCGCAAGCTACCCATTGCGTTGTCCATCATGGCAGGAGTTATGATTGCCATCGAGATGCCTTCCTGCGGGAAGAATCCACGGGCCATTGTGTAGTATTCGGCAGTCCTACCCTTGGACTCATATGCCATGTACCCCTCGTAGGACTGGAATCCGGGGAAAACAATCTCCTTGTTGGTAACATTCTCACACCTCGCTGCGTCCAGTCGCAATATATGCCACCCCTCCCTGCTGTCCCACTCGAAATCCTCTTCGCAATCGACACTCTGCCAACCCCGCGCAGGTTCGCACCTTTTTCCGAATTCACTATTCCTGTCTTTCGGGTTCGATGCGCCAAAGATTTTAATGCGTCCTTTTGAATCCCTTGTATCAGCAGCAGATAAGATGTTTTGCAACCCCTCCCACACCCCAGCGGGAACCTCTTCAGCTTCATCTAGGACAACGTGTGTCCTACTCATTTGCCCCCACTTAGGATCTGGCTTTTGCCTTGGGGATGGGTGAAACCCTCGGAGCGTACCAGTTCCGCTATCACCTTTCGGTACGGCAACTAGATGGATCCCGTTCTTGTCATCGTCGTTAGCTTGAATCGACTTCACTAAGTCTTCGC